GTCCTGTAAAGGACTAGGCGTCTCTGTAAAGAGCGCGTCCCAGTTACCAGCTGGAACCCCGGGCAAGAAGGATGGATTCACTTGTCCTAGTGTACTCACGGTGAGAGACCCTCTTGCGAAGGAACACTCTAACACTATTATGTTTCCGGTAAGGATTCATAACAAGCTAGAATGGCGTCCCAAGTAGAGCCCAACTCTCGAGTATACATCCCGCGACCGGATGTGGCAGCCGGGAACGAATAAATCGCCATTTACTATTCAAATACAATGAGAAATAACTTTAACACTATGATACGAATTTCTTCAATATCATTAGTATTAAAACTAGTTTCATGGTACTACTTCTCTGACGTTCCGGTTAGTTCGCGACGTGAGGCAATCCGACAGTTAGTCGCATTGCTCAAGTCTCTAACTAAAAGCAGAGGTTTAGCTTTTGCAACTCAATACCTGAAAGGGTGTCGAGGAGCAGTTACTAAATACCTCTGTGATGAACCACTTAAAAGTCAAGGACGTATCTCGCTTAAAGATGGTTTCCCAACTAGATTATCATCTATGAAGATTTTAATCGATGCTGGTTTACCACAATATTTGAGATTTGTCATGACTCTTCTTCAAGTATCTAGAGCACTGAGACCTCCTGTTACAGAGATCGATTACAGTACGATCACTGATCCAGAAATCGAGAATGTGTTACGAATTCCAAAAAGTTTTATAAATTTATTTATTCAACATTTCGAATTAGTGGCATACTCACATACCTAGACTTATGAATCCTTCTTTCTGAATTAGAAAGCAGGACCAGTAGGTCTAGCTATATTAACTTCTTGGACTAGTTTTTGGACCGGTAATCCGACTTGGTAGTCAGGACTAATCGGGACCAAATCGCTTCTTTGGTTACAAACACTCTCAAGAGAAAGCGGAGGACGATCGAATGAGGTTAATTGGGTTTCAAATAGATTCCCACCTAACACCAGACGATAGTCTTTCGTTAAAGAGACTGAGGGAAAGACAAGAGTTGTTGCAATCTTTGATTACATAACTCAGGTCTGTCTTGATGCTATCTCTAAGGATATCTTCGCATGTTTGCGTAGTATCCCTATGGATCGTACCTTTACTCAGAATCCCATTCTCGAAAAGGATGGTGATAACCATTTCTACTCTTTAGACTTAAAGGCGTTCACAGATCGTTTTCCAATGAGTGCTCAATTTGACCTTCTATGTGAATAGATAAGTCCAACTATAGCACATTGTTGGCGAAAAATACTTGTTGAATAGCCTTTCTAGACTCCAGATGGAAGATCAGTCTTTTATAAAGCTGGTCAACCAATGGGTGCTAGAAGTTCATGGGCAGTCTGTTCGTTAACCCATCATTTAGTAGTCCAGTATAGTGCATTCCTGATCGGGAAATTCCCTTTCAATGGATACATTCTACTTGGAGACGACATTGTCATTAACAACGACGCTGTCGCCAACTCCTATAATGATGTGCTAACCGCATAGGGTGTTACCATTCAATTAACAAAATCTCATAAGAGTTTGACTTCTTATGAATTTGCGAAAAGATGGTATAGGGATGGAACTGAGATCACTGGAGTACCTATCAAGGGGTTTGTAGAAAACACGAAGAAACCTTTCGAGGTTTTCTCGTTAATTCTATCACTCCGAGACAGGGGCTACACGAGTCCAAGTTTCATTTCTCCTCTTGACCTTATTTTTAAATGGTAGAAAGCAATTCGTTATTCTTCTAAGCAATTAGCAAGAACAATGAATTTGCTTCGAAGCCTTTGGTTTATAGAGAGACTTACGAGAAACTTTAACTATGATATTGCTAGGCAATTCATAGCTGAAGCAACTCATGAGAACCTCTACATGATACCTGCTAACGAGGTAGGGCTTAAGAGAGAACTCTCAAGGGTCCTTGCAGCGTTGGTATCCCAAAAGGTAATGGATTTATCTTATACATTGAAGAATTATCTTACGATGATTCCAGATGTACTTGGTAAAGACATTGAGATTGTTGGTGATTTTAGTTCTCATCCTTTCTCTTTAGCACTTTTAAATGCTTTAGAGGAATTAAGAAAACTAGCAACAGCAACGGTTTCTATAGATAACTAGGAAGATATTGTCAAGAAATTGACTTTATTAGACTAGGAATCTATAGCCCCTGGGAAGAAAACTAAAGAAGAAAGAGTTCTATGGTTAGCTAACTTAGGATCTAAGCTTCGCAACCAATTTCGTGACTACCCTGAAGACGAAGCCGCTAAAGCTCATCATATGACTTTAAAGGCCGATATTTTTAAGCTGTTACGGGAACGAAAGACAGAGGAAAAGATGTTAGAAGCAGAAAACGCTAAAAGATTAGCGGATCACGCGACTTTTCTATCTCAACAATCTTATATGGCTGAGCAAAACTCAGACCGTATGAAAATGTTTAGACGAAAAGGCTAACATTCTTTCTTAGATATTAGTGGATTTAAAATCCTATTTATTGATCGATATGCGCAGTTTGCGATATCTCTAATAATGTAAGGGATATAGAGGACCTGTCTTTCTACGGAAAGGTACACCTAGATACTGTGAAGCTTTAATGTCTGAAGGATGGAATCCGACAGAGAAGGAAGTGATCCAGCAGGAAATCTAGAATCCAACTAGCCATTATCTACGTAGCCCAAGGGCGACTCGTATATAATGTATAGCTAAACTTATATTCTTAGTTACTCAAAAGTCTCTACCAAAGAGGCACATTGACACTGATAAATATGACAATAAACCTATTAATATCTTAG